GCCCTCCCAACCACGATCAGCGGAACGGCCAATGAAATCACGGCGTCGGCGAGTACGGGCGCGGTAACGTTGTCGCTGTCTTCGACGGTCAACCTCAGCGCGAAAACCCTCCGCGTTCCCAACGGCATCTTCCTTCCCGGCGCCTGCACCGTCGGCGACGCCTACATGGACACGGACGCGACAACTGGAAGCCGCTGGTACCTGTGCGAGTCCACGAATACCTGGGTGGCGCAGGGAGCGGCGTCTGGCGGGAGCGTGCTGCGCACCACCTACGCCTCTCTTCCGGCGTGCGGTGGAAGTAATACCAATTACCAATACGTGTTAACTGACTCCATTTACAGTGCCCATTGCAATGGGTCCAGCTACGCCTATTGGTCTGGGCAGAAGTACATTCCGACTCTGCCGTGGTCGAACGGAACCACCTTCGGGACCGGAGCCACTGTTACAGCCACCACTGGCAGTGTGTTGTTTGACGCAGGATCTCCGACAGGTGGAGACTCTATCCGCGCCGCTATCAAAGCCATCCCAACCGCACCGTACACGATCATCCTCGACTTTGATATGTCTCAGGCTGGAGCCGTTGGTTCGTCGTCATGCGGGCTGGTAATCACGGACGGAACCACCGCCGCATCGAACAAAGTCATTACGCTGATGCAAAGCTACATCGGTTTGAACATGACCAAGCTTACGAACGCGACGACCTGGAACTCAAATTACATCGCCTACGCACAGGCGACTTCGCGCAATAAGTTTAGCCTTAGGTTAGTGGACGACAATACCAATCGTACGTGGTCAACCTCAACTGATCGAATCAACTGGACGCAGGTATCCCAGCATTCTAGGACCGATTTTCTGACCGCCAGCCATTACGGCTACGGGTGCAATATGACTGGTGTTTCCGGTTACGTAACCATGGTCGTGGAGGGACTTTATGCACAGTAAACGCGGCGCTGCCGCCAGGAGTGAGTAATGCTACTTGCCACCGTCCTCCTCGTCTGGCTCGATGCCATCAACCCGCCCGCGACGACCTACCACGCCTACCGGGCACCGGGCGCGTGTTCGGACGCCTCGCGCTTCGAGCGCGTCAACGCCGCGCCGCTGGCTGTCCGCACCTACCAGGACACTCCTACGCCGGGAACCTGGTGCTACCGCGTCACGGCGCTGGCCGGCGCCATCGAATCCGCCCCTTCCGCGCCGGTCACGGTGCTGGTGCAACCCGCGCCGCCTACTGGGTTGACCGCGGCGCCCGCACCCGTGGCCAGCTCGCCCCCGTGACTGGTAATCCCGGATGGAGTCGTAGGCCGCTACGGCCGGAAAGGCAATACGTTCTACTGGCCGGAGGGCATCGCCGATCCAGTCATCACCGGGACCGGCTGGGGGCTGGTGCGGGGGTTGGATAAGGCACCGGCTGGAACCACATTTCACGACATCAAAGCCGCTTCACCGTAACTGGTGGGGCGGCTTTTTGCGTCTCGGGTGCTATATAGCGGTTTGTTTGCGGCGCGTGAGGTTTAGTGTTGACCGGCGCGGCGGGCTGGGTTACCTTTGGTTTGTGAGCAACACAGGAACCACACAGGAAAAACGCAAGGCGGTTCAAATCACGATACTGCCAAGCGTTCGCAAGGACATCGTTAAACGGGCCAAGGAGCTTGGAACGCACCCTGGGCGTCTGGTCGAGTGGGCTTGGGGTGTTGCGAGCAAGCGCGAACCGGAGACGGAACGCGCTAAGTAAATAGACCCCGCAAACCGACGCGGGACGAGAGAGGGAGCAAACTATGACGACCTACGAGGTCAAGATGGGCGTGCCATTGCCAGGAATACGCCCGGCTAACGGAGCGCCAAGAGGTGTCTTCCGCCTAGCGTTAGAGGCCCTGCCACTGGGCGGAATGATTGAGGCGAAGGACACGGCATCCAACCGCAACCTAGCGTCAATTGTAGGGAAGAAGAGCCACCGCACGTTTACCGTGCGGAAGGTGTCAGACGGCCGACTTGGCATCTGGAGGACCGCATGAGCCTCGGAGCCACACGCTACCCATCAAACGCCGCCGCGCTGCCATTGCCAGCCGGGGCCAAGCGCGCGGGGGAACTGAACAACCGTTTGATGAAGCAAATGGACGCCGGTCCGGCGTATCACGACCTCTGGACGCGGGCCATTCGCGCCAACGATCGCGGCGACTTTGACGCGGTTGAGGTGCTACTTGAAGAGGCGCGCGCCATGGTTCAGAATAACGGAGGTGCGCTGTGAAGCCCAACGCCGACGAATTACACGCCGCGCTTTGCGGTGACTACTGGGGAGCTCTGCGGTCGCTGAAGCGGCGCACCGGTCAGGGCTGGGAAGCGGTCATTGCCGCGTTTGTGGACGCTGGCGGTTCGGCATGATCGGCTGGGGCGGCGGGCCGGAAGACTTGCGCACGCTGCAGCGTCGGTCAGATTGGATCGCGGCGGCGGCTGCGCTGGTGTGGGTGGTGGCGTGGGCGGTGACCCGATGAGCGGCCAACGGCGGGCGAATTGGCGGGCGGAAGCGGCGCAGATGGTGGCAGCATTAGATGAACGCCTGTTAGTTCGCATCGAGGCCGACGCTGCACTACATAACAGACGAGCGCAGACCGTTGCAAGTGCGTTGGCTGATTTCGGGAACCGCATAGGCAAACTAGAGCGGCGCAAGCGCATCGAGTCATGGATAGCGGCTGGGTACGTGTGCGGCATGGCACTGCTGGTAATTGTGCCGTTGATCTGGAAGGCGGTGACCCGATGACCCGCCGCCGCGACGACACGCCGGAGATTATCTTTCTCGCGCTCTGGCTCTGCTTTGCGCTGGCGCTTGGCGGGTGGGTGTGGGAGGTGCTGCATGGCTGATTTCGTCCACGCCGCGCGGTTTGATGCGCTGGCCGCACATGTGCCGGAAATCTCGCAAGATCCTGCACAGCGCCAAGGCTTCATCGGCGGCACCGACATCCAACATATCCTCGGCCTTGAGCCCTACGGCTGCGCGCGGCGGCTGTGGTATCAGAAGACCGGGGCGCCGCCTGATCGGGAATTTCGCATGACCGAGCCCATCGTCTGCGGCAAGCGCATGGAGGATAGCGTAGCCGAGGACGTAAAAGAGCGCACTGGCTGGAATATCCGGCGCAAGAAGGCCAGCGCTAGCGGTCATGAGCTGCAACGGGTGGACCGGGAGATCGTCGGGCATCCGCGCGGGCCGGGCGTGCTCGAAATCAAGACCGTGAGCGACCGCGCCTACTGGGACTGGAAGCGCGACGGCGTGCCGCTCGGGTATCTGATGCAGGTGCAGTGGTACATGCGAGTGCTCAAGCGCTCCTGGGCGTGCCTCGCAGCGCTCAACAGGGAAACGGATCAGATCGACCTTTTCGAGATTGACGCGCGGCCGGATCTAATGGCGGCCGTGGCTGAAAAGGTCGATTGGTTTATGTCGCATCACGTAGACCAGCGCGTGGCGCCCGCTTGGCTGGAGGAGCGCGACGGGCGGTGTGAATCGTGCCAGTGGGAGCCGACATGCCAGATGGACGAATGGTCAGCGGTGGGCGACCAGGGGCTGGTGCAGATAGAAGGGCTGGCGCCGTTGGTGGCAGAGTACCAGCGGGCGAAGGATCTTATCAAGCGGGCGGAGAAAATGGCCGACGTTCTTCGCGCGGGCGACGAGGCCGCGGATGACGAGGCGCACCGGCTCGGGATTGACGCGCTGATTGGCGTTAATGAGCAGGCTCGGGCGTCGGCTGATGAGCGGGTTTTGTTTCGGGTGGTGGAAACTTCGCGGGTTGATACTGACGCGCTGAAGACGAAGTACCCGGAAGTATATGCGGACGTGTTAAAGCGGTCGGTAAGCCGGCCGTTGCGAATTTTCAAAATCAAGGGAGCAAAGTAATGAGTACGCAGATGACGACGCCGGAGCAAGCGCCGGCGCAGACCATAGCGCGACCGCAGCGCAGCGTCTTTGATGACATCGTGGAAAACCACGCTGCGCGCGCGCAAGCAGAGCAGGCGAAAGCGGACAAACTGTGCGCGGACGCATACGCGAACGACCCTCGCGCCTACGTGATTGCGCTTGGGCGTGATTACGGACTCGGAACGGCGCACGCGCTCCAGATGATTTGGGTGGACCCGAAGACCGGCAAGCCCAATCTGTACGCCGGGGCGCGGGCCACGTTTCTCCAGCAGGCCGGTTACGATTGGCGGCCGGTGGTGATGACCGACCAGGAAGTGCGGTTGCGCTTCATGCTTCGCGGTGAGTGGTTGAAAGACGCCAACGACAAGCCGTTGGAGGTGTCGTTTACGTTTAAGGAGGCTGAACAAGCGGAATATGTGGCACGGGCTCGTGGCGACAAGAAGACCGGCAATTATGACAAAGTACCGAAAAACATGCTTTTTGCGCGGTGTATTTCCAATTTTCACCGCTGGTTCGCCCCGCATGTGATCGGCGCGACTGTCTACGACATGGGCGAGGTCAACATGGAGTCGGTGATCGCGGCGACTGAATCGGCGTCGGCCAGCAAGCTCGACGCTCTCGAAGCCGAACTGATGCGCGAACCCGTGGCGGTGGCGAATGTTTGAGCACGGCGCGTGGTACACGGGCTCGATTAGTGGAGTCGAATACATCAAGTCCGAAAAGAAGGGCACTCCGGGCCTTGAGATCACCGTCGAAGTGTCCGACCGTGGCAAGATTACTGGCGTCTGGTGGCTTACCAACTCGCTCGTCAATAACCCAGACGACAAGGCGGCGAGCAAGGTTCCGCAGTGGGAGGCCGCGCAGATCCGCTGCAAGCAGTTTGGCTGCACGGAGGATGGCTTAGGCCACCAGGAGACATGGCTCCTGCACATCCAAAAGACGTTCATCGGCCAGCAGGCGTCAGTCATGGCCGAAGTCAACCAGTACGGCGACACGTCTGCGCAGGTGGTTTGCAAGCCGAAGGTGGGCGGCGGCGGTGGCTTTGCTCGGGCAGCGGCTACGGCGTCACCATTTGCGGCGCGGCCGGCCAACTCGGACCCGTTCGCGGTTGGAGACGACGACCTGCCATTTTAGACCCGCGGGCAACCGCCCGCGGCCTGCCGTTCCAATACAGCGCACGATCTCGGAAATCCGCGCGGGACGGCAGACCGGGGGCGGCTACGACCTCCAGAAAAGAGGCAGTCTGAGCTTATAAACCACTGAATACACCTGTTGGATTTGGATTCTTGAGGCGGGCCGGGGAGACACTGGCCCGCCGAAAACAAAGGAGAGTTATGCCACGCGAAACATGCCATTGCGGAGAGTGCCAACGGTGCTACCACCGCGCGTATATGGCCGCGTGGCGATGGCGGAAGATCCGCGGGCCGCTGCCAGCAGCATGGGCGGCGCAAGCGCGGACGGAAGCCTGGCAGTTGCAACGCTACATCTGCCCATTGGCAGAGATAGCGAAGTACCAATTTGGCCGCAAGACGACGCGGCCGGCTGCGGAATAGGAGAGGGACATGGAAATAGCAACGATTGGACTGTTTTTGCTGGGCGGCGGCGCCTACCTGAAATGGAAGCCAACGCGGGCGCAGGTGTGGAACTACATCGCGGCATGGGCGGCGGCGAATCGGGACGCGGCGATCACGCGGGAAGCGCGGAAGCGCGAGTATTTAGCGGCGGAGGTGGCGTGCTGGACGCGATGAAGAAGGAGACCACCGATGGACGCTAAACGGCTGGAGGAGTTGGCGGAGAAGTGTGAGGCGGCTTTGAAGTCGCCAGAATATTGGCTGGACAACTTCCTGCAAGCCGAGGACATCGCCGACCTCGCCCGCTGCGCGAAGGCTTGGGAGAAGGTGGAGCGGACTAGTAACCCGATGATTGAACGCTGGAACTGGCCGCAAGGCGCGAAGTGGTATTTCCGTCCAGGTGGCCGACGTACGGGTAGTGGCGACACCGCCATCGCCGCCGTCGAAGCCGCGCCAGAGGTCACCGATGCGAACAAAGGCTGAGGCGCTGGCGAAGCCGAGGGCTGGGGATCGGTGGCGGATGTCATTTAACGAGGAGTACCGCATCACTGCGGTCAAGAATGGATATGTCCACGACGAATGTACAAAAGGAATCGACGCGGGGCAAGGCGAGTTGTCCAATCCAATCGGCCTGTGGCAAGTATGGGCATCTGCCGCGAACGCCGAGTACCTGGGAGGTGCGGAATGATCCTCGCTGACCGCCTATACGACAACCAGCAACAGACCTCGAAGCTCAAAGACGAACTCTACGCCGCACTCGAAACGGTGTTCGGATCGACCGAGTGCGGGCGGCTCACATACGATTACTACGACCGTTCGTTCGAGGCATACCAGTTTGAACCCTTTGATATGCAGCCAACGCCGGAACAGTTGGCGCAAATATGGGCACTGGGGTTCGAGCGGTTTTGGATACACAAAGGGGACAAGCGAATGGCCGGGCAGCAGGAAGAGCAGAACGAGCGGTTTTTTTGGCGAGGCCGTCCATGATCCGCCGAGTCCGCATAGCCCGCAAGCGGCTGGCGATTGCGCGGGAGAGTTACTTGGGAGCGCGCAAGGCTGAGAACTCCAGATGCGAGAACGGCTGGAGGGACGTGTCTGCTGCGTGGAATCGAGTAGACCGCCGCTGGCTTACCCTCCGCGCCATCGAGCGAAGAAAGGATCGGATTGCATGAAGCAAGGCAAGCAACTCAAAAACGCCGTCCGCGTGACACACAAAGCCCCCGGCAAGCGCGGGAAGCAGGAGACGCGGCACTTCGACACGCCCGCCGAAGCGCTGGCCTATATCGAGCGCAACACGGCACCACGGGAGCATGGGAAGAGGGGGAGGATTGCATGAAGACCATACGACTCACTAAACTCGAATCCGCCGCCTACACCAACGGAGAGCGGCGGTTCTGGCGGGCGATGCGGAAACAGCCGGACGCCTCGGGGAGCAACGGCGGGAAGCTGCGCGGCGTCGTCTGGAATGACGTCTTTGACCAATGGGACGCGCAATACTTCGGAGACCAT